CTCCTCTAAATCGACAATACGATTAATTAAAAATTCATTATATGCTATAAGATTTTCTATCAATGCTTGTTTGTCCTCATTGGAGTGTATAACGTCATATAATTTAGATATGTATATGACGTTTATTAAGATTATTGTTATGAGTAATATAGTATTCATCATACTTCGTCATTTGTAATTGTAGCTCTATAACTTATCTCTTCAAGTTCTTTTTCTAAATCTTCTTTTTCAACTACGTCTACTTCAATTATTTCAACATCTTCTACTTTACATTTATCTGGTACTTCAATTTTATCTAATTTATCAAGCATTTCATTATCTACTGGCATTTCCTCTTGACTATACATTGCTTGGAATAGTTCTGGGAAGGTTTCTCTTAATGCTTGTACTAGTGCGACTTTTCTTATCATCGTGCAAGGTATTGCTTTCCATGTGCTTTGATTCTTGTCATATTCCTGCATAGATACTGTAGATTTAAATGGTGTTCTGTTGTCAATATGCACTACCGCCCATCCACCTAATAACACATCCTTAGGCATTTTAAAGCTACCGTCTAACTCCAATATTTCTTCACCACGCTGCACAATTATTCCTGCTCTCATGCCTCTGAATTTAGGATGATTAAACGCTCTTTTTGTAAATGTTTCTTTTCCGACAATTATTTGTGCAGGCTGTGAACCAAATTTCACTAGATATGCCTCGTTTAAAAATGGGTTTAACTTTTGGAATTTACAAAGACTTAAAAACATCATAACCTCTTGTTGTGTTGCTTTTGCGTTACCTCTTACCAAGTAATTACTGATAATCGCAGGTGATAACTTAATATCCCCTGTATCCGTTTTTATAACTGTCATTGCCTCACTCATTATTAATTCCTCCTAAGTATAAAATATATTTCCGTCTGCATCCTGAATTATTCCGTCAAACTCACACTCTTCTTCTTCATAATGAAAATCCATGTCATATATACTGAACGCATCCCTCATTTTTTCTTTGCCTCCCTCATATCCCTTAAAATACAGCTACAAGCGAATTTCATTGCATCAATTAAATCAGTTTCAACATGGTCTTGATAAACTTCTTTCTGCATATCTATTTCATCTAACAATATTTTCAATGCATCATCATGTGTCATTTATTGCCTCCAAACTTTACACTAGTCTTGTTATCCAATAAAACAATTTCTTTTTTTTGTGCTGGCTTAGTCCCTGTTAACTTGCCGCTCGCTATACTAGTTTTCATGTTTTGAATCCTCCTCTAATATTTTTCTTAATATGTATCGTATACACTCACTCATTGTCATTCCTTTTTTAGCTGCATATAATTTTAATTTTTCTTTCAAGTATTCATCTGTACGAACTTGAAAATGTATAAACTCACTTTTCATTTTTTTAACCTCCCTACACTTATTATTATATCATTTTTTGTATACGTTTGTCAACAAAATTCGACAAAAAAAGAGATACTGTATTTATCAGTACCCCTTTATATTTTATATTAGTTTATTTTTATTATATATCTGCATACATCCAAATACTTCCGCCCGCTGTATTAACCTTACCCTTACAACATCTACTTATACTTGAAACATCAATATTTGTTTCTTTACTTGCTTTGCTCATTGATGTATATTTCTTAATTAAATTACCTTTCAAGTCTAGTTGTTGAACTTCTTTTCTATTTGGCTGGCTCATAGAATTTTTGTTTTTTTTCTTTTTCTGTTCTCATTCTATTAAAATTACATTCTTGAAGCTTTCCCCTACATTTATCAGACATTTTACGACCTTTTCCCGCTTCGGAAACTTTTTTCCTTGTTTCCTCTGTATGTTTACGACCTTTTTGTGCTTTTCTTATTTTATTCTTAGCTTCTTCAGTAAGTTTTTTCCCATACATTGGAGCATTCCCATTTTTCATTCTTTCGGATTGTGCTTCTCGCTGTTCTTTTGTTTTCTTTACGCCTAAAGTTCCTTCCCCTCCTTCTGTTTTGTTATATCCAAATTCTTTATTAAATGTTTTATACTTTTTTATTAATTCCTTTTCTAACTCTATAGCAGAATCCCTAGATACCTCATTAAATAATATTTCATGTGTTATATTATCCCACCCATATTTATTGATTGCATTTAAGAAGTGTTTGTTTCTTGCATAAGCTCTTCCGTTCGCCCATCTTTTTTCAACTTCTCTTTTTGTTATCCCTATATATTTTTTATTGTTAGGAGTTATATGTATATAAACAGAATAAGTATTCATCTTCACCTCAAATTATTTTATTTTTATTTTTTTTGTATATTACATTTCGATGTTTTGACATATTAACAAATAATCCCTCATTATCCACAAAATCATAAACTATTGAATCTTTTTTATCCTTGTGAGTTCTTTCTATCCGACCGACCGATTGAACAATACAAGCTAAATCCTTTTTTGGACTTGCTAAGAATAACCGAGATAATATAGGTATATCTAATCCTTCACGTGCTATGGAATAGCTTGCGAATAGCACATTTTCTTTACCTTCTCGCATATCTTGTATAATTCGCTCCCTTTGTGCTTTGTCTTTTTTAGATGTCATTTTACCACTTACCATTACACCATAACCCAGTAACTCTTTTAATTTTTCTAATTGTCCTAATCTGTCTGATAATACCAAGCAACTTTTACCTTTATTCTTTTTTATTTCATCTACTATTAATTGATTTCTTCTTTCGTTGCTGCATATCTCACTAATACAACCTACAAAATTTAATGTCCCATCACTATTAAAACTTTTACCCCTCTTATCTAATTGCGACGAGGTTCTTATAATTTGAATATCAGCTTTCATTGTTTTATCGCTAACCTCGTCTTGTGATACTTCACAAACTATATCCCCAAATAAAAACTTTATTGTTTTCTCGTTACCGTCTGCCCTGTGAAATGTTGCAGTACATCCTATTTTGTTTAGTGCTTTTAATTGTGAAAATATTTTATAAAACATTCCTTGAACTGTAGGACTTCCCACAATCCTGTGACATTCATCTCCTACAATAGTTCCCCATTCATAAGCATATTCTTTTAAATCCATTTTTGATAATGTCTGAACTGTAGCAATAGTTATTTCTTGTATATCAATCATCCCTGCGGTAATAGTTCCGACTTTTATATTTGTCAATGCTTCTATTCTGCTTTTAGCTTGATTAAGTAAATCTACTGTATGCACTAGGATTAACGCTTTCTTTTTCAATTTTAAAATTATATCTATAAACATTTGAGTTTTCCCAGAACCCGCAGGGGCAATAAATACTCCATGCTTTGCATTTACAACTCTTTCTGAACAATCCTTTTGATAATTATATAATTTTAAATCATAATTCCATTTGTATTCTTTACCATTGTGCATATCTAGTGTATAATTGTTAATAAGTTTATTTTGTTTCAAGTAGTCGATACACCCAAAAGGTAAAATTAAATTACCCTCGTTAATTTCGTAATATTTTATCTTTATTGGCGTATCTCCAACCCATAAACCCATCTTTTGTTTTTTCTCATAATCTTGGTTAGCTAATACCAACTCATTATTTGCATACCTCAATATTTCAGCGTAATTTATATCAGATTTATTTACAGTTATTTTATTACTTATTATCATTTAGAAATTCCTCCAATTTTTGTCCTGTGCTTGGTTTCTTTATAGCATCTTGGCTTATATAAATTTCTCCATTATCTAACTTATAAACAAAATAACAATTACTATTACCACATTCTCTAAATCTTTCTCTGCTATAATTTTGGTTATCCTCAACACGTTTAGTATTAAAATAATCCTTGCTGCATGTTTTACATTCAAACAAATAAATCTTATTATTTTTCCCTGCTATGATATCGCAAGTTTGAGCATATCCCTTGTCCTTCCTCGCCCAAAATCCATATTGAGCAAGTATGTTACAAAAATCATTTTCAAAATTGGAACCCTTTTTCTTATTTACCGTACTTTTTAAATTTTGCTTGTCTAAATTCAATATGGAATCCCTCCATAACTTCCGTATCTGTATATTCAATATCAATTTCTTTTAATATTTTATCCATTTTTTTAACTATATCTTGAAACTTACCAGTCCATTTTTCTTTGTCCTCTGTTTTTGCATCACCATCTAAATAAATTAATCCCATTTTGTAACTTACTAAAAGTTCATTATACTCATGTAATAATTTTACATTCATCAGAAAGGATCCTCCTCATTTGTAAAATAGTCTTGATATCCAACTGGCTCTTTTTGTTGCTCTGCTACGTTTTCCCAACACCAACTATATAAATAATTTCTTGGAGTTTTATCGTTATAAAATCTCAATGATTTAATACAAAAATGATATTTTATAACTAATCTTTGCCCTGTTTCTCTATCCTTCAAGCTAGTTAATATCATGTCACAATCTTTTGCATCTGTAGTGTCCCAATTACGCTCTATCGCAATTATATTATCAGCCTTATTTCCAATGTTGCTACTACCTAAAATATCTAATTTTGATAAATTACCTTCACTTCCTGTTACTTCTTGTTTTTGCTTGTTTGGATGTGCCACCAGTACAACATGTACATTATATTTTCTAGCAAAATTCTTGCATTTTTGAACAAAATTAGCTTGGTCGTTATATATACTATCTGCCTTCTCTTCCAAGATACTCATTAGATTATCAATTACAAATAATTTACATCCGTATCTTTCAGCAGCTAACCTCATTACTCCAAAAAAGTCTTCTAAATTCTTTACTACTTCTTCTTCGTTTATGTCATACATATAAAAAGTATCTTTGTGCCATTCTTTTATTTTTTTTACTGCATCGTCACTTATTTCAACTTTCGTTTTATATTTACCAAATACACTTGTTAAATATTTTTTGTTATCTCCAACAATTTGTCTGTATATCCAATTTTGTAGCTTGTAGTCTGACATTTCACCACTATATAAAAATGTTTTTACTTTCTTTTCTAATTGATGAGCAATTATCTGGCTTAATACTGTGGACTTACCTTCGTTATTCCTTCCAAAAATAACAGTTAGCTCCTGTGGTTTCCAATCTTCGATATGAGCGTCATAATCTTTAAAACCTGTTTCTATTACATCTTCACTATCAAACTTCGTATAATTCAATTCTGACACGTCTAGGATGCCTTTACATGTTTTACTTATACCTACGTTGATTATATTTAATACTTCTTGTTTCCCTTGGTGATATAAAACTTCGTTTGCATCCTTATATTTTTCACTTGATATTACTGTTAATGTTTGTAATCTCTTTTTCATTTCTTGAGCGCATTTATCTCCTGCAAGGTCGCTGTCTTTCCAAAGTATCAACTGTTTACATTCTTGCAGCCATTCCCAACAATTATCAATCCATTTCATGTTATTAGCACCTGCAGGCAAACTCACAACATTTGTATAACCTGCTTCATAAACTGACATTGCGTCTGGTTGTCCTTCTGTAATAATAATAGGCTTGTCCTTATCTACTGCATCCATTCCCCACAATATGCTCTTTGTGTTCTTCTCGCATCCGCCTTTGTCTGCCGAACATGTAGCTTTACCGATTTTCCTATATGTAACATATTCAAAATTTCCATTCAAAAAATATTGGAATACGTATCTATTATCTATTTGTTTAACTTTCCATGCTTCAAGGGTTTCTTTGGATATGCTTCTTTTTTGCATATACTCGATTGCTTCTGGACTTAATTCTTTCATTGTGATTCTTGGAATTGAAAATACTTGTTTTGAACTGTAATTGATTTTTGTATTATGACCTGTTAACTCTTTTACTTTTGTTACTGCATCCTTAAAACTCATGTGTTCGTACTCTTGATAATATCTATAAATATCTAATGTTTCGTTACATGCAAAACATTTAAAACACTTTCCATCTTCAAACCATGCCATGCTTGGGTCTTTATCTCCATGATATGGGCAGCAAATCTTTTTACCTTTTTCTTTTACGTTTAATCCTCTTAATATAATATCCTTTGCCCTGTTACCTAAAATATCTTTCATAAGTATCATCCTTCCCAATTAGGAATTTTTTCAACTATGTTTGTATGAATATTTCGCTTGTAGCCATTTGGTAATAACTCGCAATTCTCGTTATACATAATTCTTTGTGGCTTTCCTCCTGTGCTTTTACCTAAAAACTTATTCAAAGTATATATATTATCTTTCAAACAATTATCTAAAATACCTTTTGCGTAATTCCATCCCTTGCCTTTTTCTTTTGCAATGTCTATCGCTTTTTGTATTAAACTTTCTTCTATGCCTTTATCTTTAAAAAAATCAACTGACAACACAACTAACGATTTTTCTGTAACTGTTTCTTTGTTTACTTTACTTTCCTTTCCTTTGTTCAACGGTCGTTCAACGGTCGTTGACTCAATAAGTCTATTTCCCCTTGCTATAGCTGACTTTTGACCCGCTAAAACTCTTTGTGCTTTCATTTTTAAATACGGTTGCATAAATTCATTAAATTTAGGACTAAAAAAGTTTTCATCTGCATCTATTTCAAATAAATTATAATTAAATATTACTACTTTTGTTTTTTGTTCAGAGGTTCCAAACTCATCAGCTAAAATATCAATATCTACTACTGGATATTTATAATCTTTCTGCTCCCTTAAAACCTCTAACAACATAAAAAATATTCCATAACCTTCTACTCCAAGTTCTTTTCTAAGCCTTTTGATTTTTCTATCATGTCTAGCATTACAAAAATGTGGAAAGTAAAAAGCATCTTTATCCATTTGTACCTCCTGTATTGTTTTGTTTGTAAAAATCAACTAATAATTTAATTAAGTCAATTATTGTTATGCCTTCTTGAGCTGCCAATATTTTCAGTTCTTTGTGAGTTTCTGGTTTCATCCTTAAATTAGTATATGTTTTCACGTCCTCACCTCCTAAATATATTATACCATTGCGAGCATATGCAGTCAATAATATTCGACAAGAAAATATAAAATAGGACTATAGACCTACATATTTTGTAGAACTA